GGCTTCCACCCTGCGGCCATCAGGCGCGTCATCACCAGACCGGCAAGGGTCAAGCAAGCCAAGAACAAATCGGCGCTCATACTGGCCCGTAGAGCGTTTCGGGCCACGCTTGCTCACATGTCGCCAAAAGAGATAGTGAAGGTAGCGCACGTCAGCTTGACTACAGCTAACCGCATACGCAAGTTGGGGAAGGCCAGTGTTTGAACCTCTGGAAGACCTAGCGCTGTCGCCGGGAAGACTCTCACTTGCTCTGATGCCTGCTGCAAAAATCTCAGGCCCCAACCTGAGAGAGCTGAACCTTGAGGAAGAGCTGTACACCAGCTACTCAGAAGCTAAAGCATTTTACGAGAGCATCAAGACAGACAGCAGCATACCCCCAAACCAAGTAGCTCAGGTTATGAACACCTTGAACACGATTCTCAAAGAGATAATCAAGCTGCAGACCGAACTGTACAATGCAGGAAGGCTTAAAAACCTCGAATACTGCATGATTACCGCCATAAAAGAGGCACCGGGCGACGTACAAGCTGTGTTTTTCGAGAATTATGAGCGCTTACTGGGCAAATAAGATGACATATTCAGTACTATTCTGGGCAATTTTGGTCGGCTTAATCTTGTTTGTAGGGTTTGCGTGAACTATAGCGAGCACATAGAGCGTGCGAAAGCCGCTGTAAATAATGTTTACGACATCCATAACACTGCGAAATGGATCGAAAAGCATACGTATATTAATGGAAAACGCTATTCTTTTGAGTCGTATGAATTCCAAAGAACGATACTTGCTGATGAATCACGTACAACTTTGACGGTTAAGCCTGCTCAGGTGGGTGTATCCGAGCTGTCTTACCGCTACGCCATAGCCTTGTGCTGCACACAGGAAGACTTTAACCTGATCTACACCTTTCCGTCATCCGGAGATGCGGAGAAAAACAATAGGACCCGAATAGACCCTATGATTGCTGGGTCCCCAGAACTTGCTCGTCTGGTAAACCCTGAGATGAATAACTCGGAGATGAAACAGTTCGGTCGTAACAGCTTTCTGTTTTTCAAGGGTACGAAGAGTGCGACTCAGGCTTTATCGACCCCAGCGAATTGCATCATACACGACGAATATGACGCCAGTGACATTACTCAAGCGTCGGTGTACGTTTCTCGACTGCAAAACCGCCCTCACAAGCTGCGCAAGATATTCTCGACGCCTACGGTAGAGAAGTACGGCATCAGCAAGGAGGCTGAGACAGCTCAGCGCTTTCGTCAGATCATAAAGTGCAAGTGCTGCAATCATATGTTCCTGCCGGATTACTTCCAGCATGTGAAAGTACCCGGCTGGGACAAGCCGATGGAAGAAATCACGAAGACAAACCTGCACCTGACTCGCTGGCGTGAAGCGGAGTTGCTTTGCCCGAAGTGTGGTCGGAATCCTCAGCTGCACCCTGACAGGATGCAGTTCGTCTGCGACAACTTCAACGAAGATTACGAGGCGCACGCTTATTACATCACGCCGTTTAGCGTGCCGAAGATTATCTCGATGCCGTATCTGGTAGAGGTCAGCACGAAGTTTGAGCGTTACTCGGAGTTCAAGAATCAGGGCTTGGGGTTGACCGGCGAGGAAGAGAACGAGTCGATTCTTGAGAGCGATATAGTTAGAGCTGAGATGCAGAACCTTGCTAGCAGCGAGCTGCATGTGATGGGTTCGGACATGGGCCTGACCTGCCATATCTGCGTAGGGCGCTTAACCTCGGACGGCACCATGCTGGTAGTCCACCGCGAGCGCGTCCACTATATGGAATTCGAGACCCGATCCTCACAACTTGCTGTGCAGTTCCGCGTAATACTGCATGTGATGGACAGCCAGCCGTACACTGAGTTGGTGAGCCGGTTGTCGAAGGCTCGGCCTAATAACTGGGGCGCTATCTTTGTCAATACGAAGTCGCCTATGCAATTTACGCTGCAGACAGAGGAAGAGAACCCCACTGAAGGTAAGATGGAGCTGAATCTGGTGAAGGTCAACCGGACTATGGCGCTGGACAGCTTGCTGAGCGTCGTCAAGTCTGGGATGTTCAAGCTGGAGTCGTCAGATCAGAACGAGCTGTACAGGACGCAGATGCAATCGCTAAAGCGGGTGCAGAAATTCACTAAAGACGGTGAGCTGGTGTACGTCTGGGAGAAGACGGACGGCGACGATCACTACCACTTTGCTACCATGTACCTGCACATCGCCATTCAAATGCGTGGGACAGTCGGCGGCGTAGGTGCCATAACTGCAGGCATACCGCTTGTCAGCCGCTCTCGGGGGCCTGTGCAGCGGGTTTACGGGCATGCAATTCGCCGTTAAGTGTAGCAGGGCAAGCAGGCGTTTGCCCTCTCGCGTGTGACAATCGGGCCATATGAGTCTACTCACTTCCATCAGAGGCATATTCGCAGGACCGGGCCAGCTCCCTGCTGATCCGCTGCCGAAGCCGCCTAATAAGCCTGTAGCTGTACCCAGCTACAAGACTCAGGTGGCTAAGGCTGCGTCTGCGCTGCCACGGTCTGATAGAGGCTTGGCAAATACCAGCATTGTTGATTACCGGGTCGGTACTGATACACGTCAGGTAGTTAGAGACTTTGCTGCATCGTCGCCTGACCTGTCTGCGACGATTGCTTCGTACCTGCGGGTAGGTATTCCCAGCAAGTACACCGTCATCGCCAGAGATATGGACGGGACTATCAACGTCGATGCTACCAAACTTTCTCAAGAAATTCTGCGTTACGTCACATTCTTAGGCGATGCATCGCTTGGCTACAACCCAGTGTCGGACCTGCAATCGCTGTCTGAGTCTATGGGAAAAGAGCTGCTAGTCTGCGGCGCGATGTCTATGGAGCTGGCGCTGGATAAGGCTCGACGCCCTGCATTCTTCAATGCCGTGTCTGTAACGAAGCTCACTTTCAAAGAGGAAGAGGGTGGCGTTTACCCGGTGCAGACTCTAGGCGGCGTAGAGCGCAGCCTCGACATACCTACTTTCTTCTATGTCAGCGTAGATCAAGACTTGCTCAGCGCTTACAGCTCGTCTTACTTTGAAGCGTCTGTTCAGGCTGTGATAGCTGACGCGCAATTCTTGGACGACTTGCGTAAGTCGATGCAGCGTGTGATTCAACCACGCTTGACTGCGACGATTATTGAAGACAAGGTAAAGCAGAGCATACCGCCTGAGATAGCTAACGATCCGGTTAAGCTGGGTGAGTTCTACAACACATTGATTGCCGGGTTGCAGTCAACGATGGAGAACCTGAATCCAGAAGACGTGTTGGTGTCTATGGATAGCGTCACCTTCGGCATGCTGAAGTCTGAGGGCGGAGGCGGAAGCATCGCCGACACTTTGCGGACTGTGCAGAAGCTGCTGGAGAGCAAGGTTGCTGCCGGTGCTAGGACTATGCCTGCCGTGATGGGCCGCGAAGAAGGTAGCGGTGCCGCGTCTACAAGCGCTATGCTGTTCCTGAAGAATGCCGACATCATCCGCCGCAAGCTGAACCTGATTTACAGCCGCGCTTTGACACAAGCTGCCCGTATTATGGGGCAAGACGTGTACGTAGAGTTCGAGTATGCAGAACTCGACTTGCGACCTGACAGCGAACTGGAGGCTTACAAGTCCATGCGTCAGAGTCGCATCTTGGAGCAGCTGTCCTTGGGCTTCATTACCGATGAGCAGGCCTGCATAGAGTTGACCGGAAACCTGCCGCGTGACGGGCACGTCCCACTTGCTGGTACGATGTTCAAGTCTACTAAAGCAGCTACGGGCGGCAACCCAGACAGCCAGACCTCAAACCTTAATAAGGGCGGGGCACCAGACAACATTAAACCGCCTACACCAGCTAACCCTAAGAGGTAACATTCATGAAAGATAAATACTGGGCCGGGTCCGAAGAAAGCCACTCGGAATACGTAGCTGCTCTGCCTAAAGCTGAGGCGATGGCCTCATCTTTTAAGGTCAGCAACCCCGACAAAGAGCCAGAGTTTCCCTCCATGTACCAGCGGGTAGGTGAAGTCGGTATCGTCATAATTGAGGGTACAACTATCCCCGGCGAAGCAGGCTTCATGCGCTTCTTTGGGATCGTAGGGTACGACGACATCAAATCCGCATTCATGGAAGCAGTCGGCGATCAAGACGCCAAAAGCATTCTGCTGCTCTCCCGCTCTGGCGGAGGCGCTGTGTCAGGCCTGCGCGAAACGGTGGAGTTTATCCGTAAAGTTGGGGCTGTGAAGCCTATGTCTGGCTTTGCAGACTTCATGGCTTCTGCTGCGTACTGGATGGGCAGCGTAGCTTCGCACATTACGGTAGCTGATACCGCCATGATCGGGTCTATTGGCGTGTTGCGCGTCATGACTGAGTACAGCGAAGCCTTCAAGGCTGACGGCATTACCAAGAAGGTTATGCGCGCAGGGCAGTACAAGGCTCTCGGAAACCCCTACGAGCCGTTCAGCCCTGAAGCTTTGGTGCAAGCACAGAACCAGTTGGACTACCTGTACGGCATGATGGTGACAGACATTTCCACCAATCTGGGCAAAGAGTACGCCACGGTCGATACCGTGATGGCTCAAGGCCGGGAGTTCATTGGCAAGCAGGCGGTTGACGCGGGACTTGCTAACAAGGTGGGCACTTTTGAAGAGGCGCTGGCCTATGCAGGCAAGAATCGGAAGCTTTTGAAGAGTTCTGGTGCCAAATTTAGCGCCTCTGCAACGGGCAACCTTGCAGACGAAGCTAATGTCGCTGACAATCTGCCCAATACCTCTTCAGGAACCGATATGCACAAGAAAGACCTCTCTGAATCCCAGCTCGCCGCTTTGGCTGCTGGCGTGCCTTTGGCCGTAGTTACTGCACCTGCGAAATCAGAAGCAGAAATTGCAGCAGAGGTAGTCGCAGCCGCGAATGTCGCTGCAGCTGCAGCCGCAGCCGCTAAAGCTACTGACGACGCGGCTACTGCAGCTGCAAGGTCGGTGATGGCCGTCGAAGCTGCGAAACCTGTGGCCGCTACTGATGACCCGCTGGTTGCTTTTCTGAAGACGGAACTGAGCACTGCTCAAGCCGCCGTGGCTGAGGCTGACGGTAAGGCTCTTGCTGCTGCTGCTCAAGTCTCCGCACTGGAAGCTACCGAAGCTGATCTGATGTCCGTGGTCGGTAAGGTTGTTGCCAACCTGTCGATTGCTACTGGCAAGAAGATTGATACATCGAAGATGACTTCTGCTGAACTGAGTGCTGCATACGCCACCCAGTCAGAGTTGTTCACCAACACATTCAAGGTGGGCGGCGCAGCTGCAGTTACTGCAGACGTAGCACCTCCTGTGAAGAAGGTTGCTCTGTTCACCTCGCGTGACGCAGCAGCTGCTAAGTCCATCCCTGTCCCTAACCGTAAATCTTAAGGAGTAGCCATTATGGCAAAGTTCAAAATCTCGCAAACCGTTCATTCGGAAAAAGTCGAAACCGTCCGTCTTGGCCTTGCTGGTGCGGCTAACGCCTACACCTACACCGAGAACGGTAAAGCGGTCAAGCTGACTGCTGAAAGTCGTTACGAGCTTGCTGTTCTGGGCGATCTCATCGAAGCCTTCCAACAGTCCAGCAACTATCCTGAGCAGGGTACTGTTGAAGGTTTCGCCATCGGCGGTATCGTCAGCACTGGCTACAAGGAAGTCACTTTTGACGGCCTGCAAGGTACACCCGGCGTTGGCGCAGTGGTCATCGGCGACTACGTGGTGGTCGGTACTGTCGTCGCCCGAGGCACTGCCCTGACTGCGCCTCTGCGAGTCTGCAAGGCTACCACCCAAGGTGGAGCCACACCCTACAAAGCTCGCGTCATGTCGCTGGGTGATGTCGGTACAGGCGCGGTCGGTACGGTCGGTATCGTCAAACTGTTCTAAGCCTAGAACAAACCCAACACAAACAAGGAGTATTTCATGAGCAAGATCGGCATTCAAGACGAAGCAGGCGCGGTTCACCAGATCGACGTTGACCTCGCACTGTTTCGCACAGCAGAGGTTAACGGTCACGCCCACGGTCTCCGTGAGCTGGACAGCATGGTCGCTACCAGCCCAGACCAGCCCACACCTTCGCAACAGGTGTACGCACAGCTGGGTCTGAATCGTCCCGGCACCACTATGAAGCAGGCGATGGAAATGTCGCACTACAAGGGTGGCGATCAGGCGGCATCGACTCAAGATGGTTCCGTTACGGGCCGTCTGGTGATCCAAGCTTTCCTGATGGACAGCATCGAAAGTGCTCTGCGCCCCAGTGACTACGGCATCGTCGGCCTGTTCGGTGCCAAAGCTGCAGCGGTTGACTCGATCAACGGTACGAAGTTTGACCGTCCGATCCTGAACTTCACCCGCCCTGCTGCTGGACGTAGCCGTCCTATCGCTCAGCTGAGCGAGCCAACCCGCATGCTGCTGCTGACCACCAGCGGTAAGAGCTATTCGATTCCCGGTACTGCCATCGGTATCGAGTACTCGGACCAAGCTGCCGCCAACGTCACCTTGCCTATCGTGGCACTCAGCATGGCTCGCCAAGCTGAAGAGGAAGCAGCTGCCCGCGTCGAAGAGTCGTTCCTTGACTTCCTGAACGGGAATGTCGATGTGGACATGGCTGCTCTGTCTGCAGTGGTCGGTGCTGTCAAGAATGCGAAAGTTGACTTCGACACCAGCTTGACTGTTGCTGGCACCTTGAGCCAAAAAGCTTGGGTGGGCTGGTTGTTCACTGGCTCGCGCTCACGCCAGATTGATACCGTCATCACCAACTTGGCTGGTGCTCTGGCTATCGAGAACCGGATCGGTCGTCCTGTGGTTACTGGTGACTTCGGCACCAGCAAGCGCATCGACACTCTGGAGTCTATTGTCAATCCTACGTGGCCTGACAAGGTTGACGTGATTATCTCGCAAGACCCGAACTGGCCTGCCAATACGGTTGTGGGATTCGACAGCCGCTACGGCTACCACCTTGTGAACAGCACCTCGCTGGCTTACAGCGGCGTGGAAGCCTTTGCGATTCGCCGGTCCACAAAACTGCGCATCGACAGCGGCTCTATCGCTTACCGTCTGTTTGACGACGCATGGGCTGTGCTGACCCTGACCGTGTAATAAAGTAGCCCTCTTAGGAGGGCGCTTAATTTCACAGGGCCCGCTTCGGCGGGCTCTTTTCTGTCTGACACAAAACACTTGCCGACTTGCTGGGCAGTAGGTACAATGCGGTTTTAACTGGCAGCTGCCGACACTATTTACGATCCCTACCACTAACCAAGGAAATTAAAATGGCGACTAAACTACCCGTAACTTTGCTTCCAATGGGCGACAACTCGACTGCAGCTACTGCAGCTACTATGGCCGCAGCCGGTCAGAGTAATGTCTCGGAACTCACACCTCCTGCCCCTGCTGAGAAAGCCCCTGAGCAGCTTGATGACCAGTACGCAGAGAAGTACATCTCCACTTGCTACGGCTTGATGGTCAATCCACATACCGGCGTACACTATGATCGTGCTCCACAGCCGATTACTGAGATGGACGGCTGGGTCAAGAGCCAGATCGAAGACAAGAAGATGGAAGTTGTGGACGCACCTTCGGCTAATGTCGAGCCTCCTGCTCCAGAGTAACACCTCATCACTCAAGAAAGCCCGCAACTCTGCGGGCTTTTTTATTGCGTGAGCGGTAAGCCAGACAGGTCAATGCCGGTAAAAATGTAACATCAGATCACCCTGCATTACAGGTCAAACCCTACAATACAGAATTACCCATACTCAGGCAAAAGGCATGGCTGCAAAAGTTGATTTCACTATAGAGCAGGGGGCGACTTGGAAGCACAGCCTGCTGCTCAAGAGTGGTGGCGAGAGCGGCCCAGCTTTAAACCTCACCGGCTACACTGCGAAGATGCAAGTGCGGGCTGGCTTGGGGGCGACTGCCGTACTGCTTGAGCTGTCTACAGCCAACGGGCGTATCATCATTACAGCCGTAGCGGGTAGGCTTGACTTTCTTGTGCCTGCAGCTGTTACCGCAGCTCTCAGCTTTCCCGCTGCAGTTTGTGATATTTTGCTTACCAGCCCCGGTGGAGAAGTTACTAGACTTTTTCAAGGAGTCGTGACGCTGAGCTTGGGGGCCACTAAGTGAGCGACACGGTTATAGTCGTTTCAGTACCGACAGTATCAATTGTAAGCGTACCGGCTGTACAGACTGTTACGCAACCTGCTGGGTCAGGCTTGCAGGGAATAGCCGGTCCTACCGGGCCACTAGGCCTTACTGGGTCTACTGGTCCTGCAGGGCCTACTGGCGCCGTTGGACCTACAGGCTTAACAGGCCCGAGTGGCGACCTGAGCTTTCAGTATGCTCAAGGCCCTGCTTCAGCAACTTGGATGGTCACTCATAACCTTGGAAAGTTTCCATCTGTTACTGTAGTAGATAGCGCAGGCGAA